CGATTGGCGAATCCGTCAGGTAGTCTCCCGCGTCCGGCCTTAAACAAGACAAGTCGCTTCCCTTCGGCAGCGAGGGCAAGACGGATCGTCTGGTACTTGTCGCGCGTCAGAGTGTAGTCGGTCCCGGTCTGAGGTAGATCGCTTGGAGGCACCAACGAAAACATCTCGCCCTTGTACCGAACGACGCCGGTCTTACTGATCGTGGCTCCTCGAAATCCTGCGGCGGCCTCTTTGAGCGCCATCCGATCTTCGAGCAGTTGATTCTGCGTGTAGTCCTGATCTTCGATATGCTGATCGAGGTTTTTGACATTGATCAACGTCTGATCGCGACCGTTCGGCTGATCGGGGATAGGGCCATTGGCGATCCGATCCGCCACATCTGCGGCGTCGTCAAGATCCTTGGCGTCCATGATCGGTTTCGGATTCGGGATGCCGTCTGGTTCGCGCGTGTCCTCTGCGAATTTTCCGACGTTGGCAAAGCGCTCCTTAGCCGCGTTGAGATCGTCGGCAAGGAAGTTCGGGACGACCAGTCCCATATCACTGAGGCGCTGAATGCGATCCGTTACTTCCTGCACGCCTTGCATGGCGTCGCGGTGCTCGGCAGCAATGTCTAGAATGCGTGGAGGGGCCGTTGCTTCGTCGATAGGGTTCGTATCGTCTTGAGGTTGCTCGGCGTCAAGGATGCCGCCTGGTTGCTCCTCGTTCGGCGGGACGTTATCTTCAGGCTGAATATCGCCTTCTGGTTGGATCTCGTCTGGCTTCTTCTCAGCGAGCGGTTCGACGGCACGTCGGATTGCGCGTTTATTATCTACGTCCTCCATCGCTTGGGTATGCCAAGCCTGGACTTCCTTTTTATCGACGCCTTGCTGATCGGCGTTGTCGGCCAAGAGATCCGCCGCAACCTTCCGGTTGAGAGGATTCATCGCCGGATCGTTGAGAGCGTTATTCAGCGCCGAGGCTTGACGAGCATCTTTGAAGTGTGAGTGAATACCGACTGAGCTGAACAGGAGACCGAGGCCGCCTCCAACAATAAACGATTGTTTAGCGATATCAGCATAGTCCCCTTCTGGCTCCGCACCGAAATCGCGCGAGACGTGTTCTTCAGCGAGGTTCTGAGCGACTTCTGTCCCACCTTCTGCGGCCACGGTTTTCGCAGCGGTCGTGGTGATGTTTTTTGCAAGCGCGGGAGTCGTCTTCTCTGCAATAGATCCACCGAGCGTCTTCGCGAATGATTTTGGATTGAACCCTAACGCGCGAAGGCCGAACCGGTTAGCAATATATTCACCCCCGACTTCAATGCCGCCATTAATAATTCCGGCGACTGTCGCATCTTCTTTGCTTCCCGTGGCCTTTTCAACTTTCTCGAAGGTCTGTTCTGCGGTCGAACCGAAGAAGGCCATGAGGCCGCCGAGTTGAGTAATGGCCGTTGCGACCGTTGGTCCGGTTGCCCGTGCAATATCGATTCCTGCCCGACCATATGCGTTGTGACCTGCGTAATCTGGTTCGGTGCCTTCGGCATCCTTGGCGACCTTGTTCTTCCAGAACTCTAGGATCTCCGGCGTCGTTTTATTTGCGTTACCGAGACGTGTGAAGAACATCGCCTCTTGCTTCAAACTGTCAGGAACGTCCTGCGTGAAGCCGAGGCGTAAGTTACGTCCAATCTCATGAAAGACGTTTCGAGCTGGCGTGGCCTCGGGACCGCCGAACATCGAGAGATCGGAAACGTGAGATTCTTCTGGTTGCGGAGTGGTGTCCGGAGCGGACGGGGCGTCGAACATACTCAGATCTGAGTCGGGCATGTGAGTCTCCAGTCAGGAAATATATGTTTAACAGTATAAAGAAGAGCCTTCTCGATACTGTTTACAGTATAAAATTATGGCGTGACAGCGTACTTGTAGCCGTTCCCGGACATATCCGGTTGCGCGGGAAGTAACTGTGCCATCAACGCGTTCACGTCAGCAACCAACTCTTTTGGAGGCTGATTGTTCCGCGCATACTTTGGCCCGAGGATCGTGAGCAACCTGTCTTTGAGGTCCTCTCGTGTCGCGGGCTTCTCTTTGACCCCAGGCTTCGTGATCTTATCGAGTAGACTGGTAATCGATTTCCGTTCATCCTTCGTGAGTAGTGTTGCCAAATCCTTCGGCGTCAAACGCTGATCTGGCGGCGTCCCTTGATTCGCGAGGCCGCCTGGCGAGGTCTGACGATTCGCGAGTTCTTGCGCCGCCTCTTGCTGTGATCCGGTATCCGCAGACTCCGGTTCTGGAGCCGTTTGCGGAGGTGGGGTCACCTGAGGCGGAACGGCATTATTGACGAGACCGCCTTGCATCGCGGCTCCCATATTCTCTTGCGTGCTCTGATCCGGCATCGGGACTGTCTTTGTACTGCCTGGCGCAGGAGGAAGACCTTGTTTCTCTGGGACGCCTGGGATGAGCCCATTGTCGCTTGACGGCACGGGTACAGGAGCGGATTGCGGTGTGCCCTTTGCACCGAAGACAGATTGAGGATCGATGCCTTTCGCGACGAGCTCCTGTACCATCGTCGCGTGGTTAGTCGGATCTTGGAGACGTTGCGCGTTGGCCTTCATGTAGGAGGCCGCTTGATCGGGCGTGGCGGCTTTCAATCCAGGAGGTACAGCGGCTTTGTCCTGCATCCCGTACCTATTCTCAGGATCGGCCATGCGCGTCATATTCTGATACAGCGTGTGATTTTCCTTTTGCAAGGAGTCCCGTCGCTCAGGAGCGATTAAGGGATTTTGTAATTCGCGGTCATTCCCCTTGATCATGACCGTCATGATTTCGCCGAGGGCTTTTTGGCTGCCTGTCCAATCGTGAAGCCCTTTGAACGGCTTGCCGTCCTGCATCACCGGAGAGAGATTGCCATGCCCGTCCAACTTGAATAGCGAGCCATCGGCTCCGGTTTGCACGGTGTAGCCGTCCTTTGCAGCTTCACGTACAATCCCAGCGAGGGCCACCTGCTGCCCAAACTTAGTTTGGTCCTGACGGTCGGCGTGCGACATGCTATTTGTCGCGATTTCTTTGTTCGCCGCAAGTGTCGCGGCCTGTAACTCCTTCGTGAGATCGGCGTGCTTCGTCGCGGCCTCAGCGGTGGCATTGCGACCGAGCTCGTTTTCCGAATGCGTGAAGACGTTCTGAAGGTCATGCAATTTGATATTCGCCGCGAACTGAGAGGTCTGTAACTTCTCAGCATGCGTCATCGTCTTTTCTTGCAGTGCACTTTGCGCGTCGAGCCCGCGTTGCTGGCGTAGATCGTCGTGGGCCTGACGGGCGTCCTCCAGATCCTTCGTGAAATTCAATTTCTGTGCGTCTTCCAAGCCTTTCCCAACCCCTTGACCGAATCCTGACGCCATCGCCGCGCCGACTAATCCAAATGACATCTTAGGCTCCTTGCGGGGCTACAGGTTGAGGAGCCGGTTGCACGGCGACCGGTTGAGGAGAAGGTTGCGTCGTCGCACCCTTCGTTCCGCCAAACTGATCGGGATGCGCTTTGGCATAATCCGCGCCTGCGGCCAATTTATTTTGGTCGATCTTGAAAAACTTGAGGATCGCAATCGTCAACGCATGCACCATCTGCGCGAGCGTGTTCCGGTCGGTCTGCGCGCCCGAGGCTTTCTCCGCGTAGTCGAGAATATGACAGAGCAGCGTGATCCCTGCGGGGACCGCCATCGGGATACTCATGCGCTGATTGCTGTGTTGATAGATCACAGCGAGCATCGAAACGACGCCCTTCACAGCGGTCGGCGGATTGACCTGGCCTTGTGCAACGGCCTTCTGAAGGTACTTGTGTGTCGTATCGTGAAACAACATTTTCATCCCGGACACGACGATAGCTTGATAGTCGGCTTTCTTGCCAGGCGGTAACTGTGCTTCGATCTGTTGAATCATCTGATCGAGTATCGGATCGTGTACTTGCTCTGCTAGACCGCTCATGATGCCGCTCCTACAATGTTCGGGGTAACCTTTGGCGCGTTCGGATTCCCTTGGCCTGCAAACTGGACGATCCCTGGCGTCGCGGTTGCGCGAGAGAGTTGCGTCTGGGCAATCTGTTGGCGTTGGCTGTTCACGAGTTGATCGAACGCGAGCCGTTGCGACGCGGTCATGCCTTGGAACATCCCGCCGACCGCACCGGAGAGCCCTTGGCCTGCGGTCATCGTGAGGGCCATTTTCGTCGCCGGATCGAGTTTGCTAAACCAGTCGAACATATTCGTACTCGAATCAATCGGGGCAAGATTTTTGCTGCTGAGGCCGCCCCATCCGCTGACGACCGCCCCGTCAGGCAGTTTCGGTGCGGTCGTTGCTGCGTTCTGGACTCCGCCGGTCACACTGTCCACACTTGGCGGCGGGGTAGCGCTCGGCAGTCCGCCCATCTCTGGCGTGTCCCACGTATTGCTTCCAGCGCTTGGTGAAGGAGGCGTCGACGATCCTGTTACGGGCGATTGCGCGGCGGAGTTCGCCAGTCCGGTATTCACGTCCGTACTCATATCGGCGAGTTGCGGCAACTCAGAAGGATTCGCGTTGGCAATCGGCGTCGCGTTTGGCACGGAGGCGAGATCCGCTCCGGTCGCGGCCTTTGCCATCGCGGGCGTGGCGCTCACCCCCTCGGAGGCGATGGTTGCCCCGCTGGCATCGAGCGCGGTGCCTGGCGCGAGTGGACCTTCCATTGCCCCTTGCACAATCGCTTCGGTTCCCGCGTCGGCAGCAAACAATCCCGCAGACGCGGCAAGACCTGTCACCCCTCCGGCGATCCCGATGCCTGCACCAATGAGACTCAGCGTTTTGTTTCCGGTGACGGTTCCTGCTACGCTGAGGCTGCCTCCGACGACCGCAGCGGTGAGCGCGATATCGGTGATACTGGCCGCAGCGACGGCGGTGGCCGCAGCATCGGCGGCAGCCACGATTGCCGGAACGACGACTTCAAAAAATCCACCCACAACTCACCTCATAAATGTTTTTCGAGTTCGACGTGTACCGCCGTATAGCCAAGCTTCTCAAATAATTTTTGATCAGGCCGTCCGAGATGGACATGCTGATGAAAAATGGAAACGCGTTCCGCCCATAACTGATCTTCGGTATAGCGAATCAACTTGATCGACGTGCGTCCTCGGTACGCGGGACGCACAAAGAGCGAATGCTGGGTCGCTTCCCACTCCCCTTTGTGCCAGAGACTCGGTACGATGTACACGGCGCTGTATCCGATAAGCACGCCGTCACGCCGCGCCGTATAGACGCGCAACGCGTTATGGGTTTCAAACTCAAGATAGCGGGCCTTGTCAGGATCGAAGGTGCCGTCATGCCGGTTCTCGTCCCAGTGCTCCTCAAAGAGGGGCATGAGCTCGTCCCAGATATCGCAGATCCACTCACGATGGACGGTGACCATGCTGTACCCTTACCCGTACGTGACGTTGCCTTGCGCGTCCACTCGCCCGACCACGTTCCCACTTGGATCGAGCAGTTGCCCTGAGGCGTTGACGCTGTACCCCGCCGACGCCAGATTGGCGTTGGTTTGCTGAAACGCTGCCGTAGGAGCCGATCCGGCATACATGGCGTTGCCTTGACCTGCGGCCATGGCCTGCGCCTGAGTCGTGTACAGTTTCCCGTCACTACCCGCCCACCCATATCCAGGAACCTGATAGGTCGTACCGGGAGCCGGAGGTTGGTGCACGATCCCGTCCGACCAGGTTGAATTCCAAAAGTCTTGCCCAGGTTGGGGAGATGCCCCTCCCGGATTGGTAGTCGGCGTGGTCCCAGCGGCAGCCGGTACGGTCGATCCTCCGCTTTGGTTCGTCCCTCCGCTTCCCGATCCGCCAAATCCGGTACCGTTTGCGAAGAACTGGCCGAGATTCAAACTCTGGAGCTCGCTTTGTGGCGTACCAGCGGCGGACTGTGCTTGCTGTAAGCCTTCATTGAGGAGATTGATCTGAGATTGAATCGCGTTCGCCTTCGCCCCGGCGTCGAGATTGGCGTCCTGTTGAATCTGTGCGATGTTGTTCGCGACCTGATTGAACATCGTGGCCGCGTTGACGTTTGTCTGTAAGAGCTGCTGGTTGTTCGCATTCAACGTCCCGAGCTGCCGCTGCACGTCGGCGCTGATATTTGCCGTCGTAATATTGGTCTGTGACTGCAATTGCGCGATCTGCTGCTGTGTCTGCGTCGTCATCTGCGTCGTCTGAATCTGCGTCGAGGAACTCAATTGCTGAATATATTTTTGCGTCTCGGATTGCAATTGGGCGAGCGACGTATTCAGATCGGCGGTATTCTTCGCCGTCGCGAGCGTCTGGAGGGCCGTATTGATCGAGGCCGCGTTCGACACGTCGGTGCTCGTCTTGAGCTGCGCACCCAAACTCTGGGCGGTATTCGCGGCCTGCGCTTCGAAGGCGGCCTCCGCATTCTTGGAATCAGCGGTCTTGCTCATCGAGCTATAGTCTTGCTGCGCATTTTGCTGCGCCATGGGCAACGCTTGTGCGATGACCGCTTGCTCGGCAGCGCCTTGCGCGATAGACGAGTTGACGAGCCCTTTCGCGTTTGCCCCGGCAACGGCGTTCTGTCGCGCTTGCTGCATCAACACGGAATCAGGCGCGACGATTTTCTGGACGGCGGTAGAGACATCGGCGGACGCAGGCGTGACATAGCTCGTCGGCGCGTACCCTTGCGAAGTCGGGGTCGTCGCGGTCGCTTGCGCGGGCGTGTACCCGGTGACGCCGGTACTTGGACTCGTCGGCGCAGGGCCGCTCGAATCGACCAGCCCCGGTTGGGACGGCGTCACGTAATTCGGATCGCCTGGTTGCGGACTTCCATCGGCTGTAGGCATCGTCGGTCCTTACTTCGTTGAGGGCGTATTCATGGGAAGCTGGAGGGTCGGGAGCTCATCCTCTTTCATCGTCCCGCCCAAATAGAAGGTCGTCCCGAGGACCGCTTCTTTCGCGATGTAGCCATAGACGAGTCCCACCAAGCCCGCTTGAAAGTTATTCATCACGACATTGGGCATTTCAAAGGCGTACCAGAGGAGCGCGCCACTCATCCCAATGAAGGAGACGCTGTACAAGAGCGTCAGTAAGGCAGGCATGCGGCTCTGCGTAGACATTTCCATCTGACGGGCCGACGCGACATCTTGCACGCGCGCTTGATAGTAGACCAGCTTTTGCTGTTCGAGGGCGAGACGCAGTTGATTCGCTTGCTCGGGCGAGAGATGAAATTCGTCAATGATCGTTTTGATCCCGTCAAAGACGCCTTCCACGACTTTCGCTCCCGCTTCGCCTACGGCTCCGGCTGGGGTCGTCGCGCCGATCCATTCGAGTAATCCCATAGGAGCTCCTTATTTTTTCAGATCGGAGATGACGGCCTTCGCCTTGGCGAGTTCCGCGTCGACGCGCGACTGGATCTTTGACTCGTACTTATAGGTGAGGATCGAGCCTGCGGCAAGCAGGGCCACGGTGTACACGATATGCAGATAGGCGTAAAGATGGTCCATAAAATCCTCCGGTAAGCGTTGCGTCATGCAACATTCAGTATATCATCATCCACGAACTGGCAATGCCAGATCTCCAAACCTCCCTCATGGGTCAGGAAGAGCTGTAAAAACGGCAAACTATTGATTACATTGGTGGTCAACGCCTTGCGCTCCAGAGACGGCACCGCGAGGTCGAAGGCACGCCGTGCCGGATGGGCGAATCGGTTCCGAAGATCGTCTGGAAGGGCAGCCAGGACGCCTAGGAGCCCTGCTGAGAGGCTGTCGACATCCCGGACCTCGGGGTGTGCGTCGACCCAGGCTTGCAGTTGCGGTTCCCGATGATACACGAGCCCGAGCCAATCGCGCGTGGCGGCAACATTGACGGCCATCGCGTGGGCTTGCTGTGCCCACGGGCGATAGCCGCTCGTGAACTGGACCCACGGGCAACGCGTGAGCAAGAAGTGCGCGGCGGTTGCGGTACGTGGACTGAGATCAGAGAATTCGATTGACACAGAGATTTTCCTCGTGGTAGAGTGCGCCATCACACACGGAGGCCACCATGTTCTGCTTCGAACCGCTCGTCCTGACCGGCTATCTGTTTATGATGCTGCCGCATCGCACGAACGGCGCGAATCTCAACGCACCGATGGTCGAGGTCATCTCATGCGATCATGGCCTCGGTCTGAATCTGAAGGCCTCCCAATCGGGCGTCTATGCGGCAAGCGCCCAATATGGCTTTCAATGGTCGCTCGGCGAGGACTGGCGATTTACCGTAGCACCGAACCTCGGTGTGGGGTATCACGATGTCATGGTCCTCGAAGAGCAATCGAAGCTGACGTTCAGTCTCGGCGGTCGGATTTCCCTGAGCTACAAGAGAGCGGATCTCGGCGTCGAATGGTGGCACAACTCCAACGCAGGCCTCGGGGATCGCAACGCAGGTCTCGATATGATCGGCGTTACGGGAGGCTGGAAGTTTTAAGGTATTTGATACGCAATTGTCCCACCGACTGTGACGATGCCCCCGCTAGGAAAGTCTGATATTTGCAAAAAATATCGAGATTGGCCGGACCCGAAACACCCAAATCGCATGAAATTCCCTGTATCGATGGCTAATCCGATCTGTGGGTAATTCGCATTCTGCATCCCTCCAGCGACCACAGCCCCAGACCATACTCCAGGGTTGCTAATTACCGCAGGAGCAAAGGGTAATCCTGTTATTTGCACGTCCCCAGAAGCGGTCGACCAGGTAAATGTGGAAATGCTAAAATAAAAATTGACGATAATAATTTTATAGAGTTGAACGTATAGCCCTTTCCATCCGCTTGTCGACGCGATTAAATTCCCAGGCGTCGCGCATGTAAAGCCCGGATTCCACTCCCCAGACGCGTAGACCACGTCGGCAACGAGAGCTGTCCCCCCTGCGTTGACACGTACAAGGTTGTTTTGTGTCATCGGCGAAGGAAGGAGGGCAAACCCTGCCATAATCGCGTCGAACTCTGCGCGTAACGCAGCGGATGCTCCAGCCGGTCCCGTGTTCGCCGCAGGAACGCCGCCGTGATTATAATAAGGGTTACTCATGCTGTACGTTATCCTGTAAAATAGGCTATAGAACCTTCCAAAATAAACTCGCCTCCTCCGCTCGCGATATTCGATACGGTCAAGGGAACCGAGGTGGTGTTTGCCCCGCCGTATTGTACAAAATTTATTGCCGGTATCACAGACGGATCTTGAAGGATATACGCAACAAACTTAGATTTTCCTGCGCTCAAGGTAATGGCGGTATAGTTTGGGCTCTCTCCAGCGGAGTACGTATCGGTGAGCGACGGGCCGTACGCAGGTAGAAAAGGAAGCCCCGTCACGAGAGCCTGGCCTGCTGCGGTTGTATACGTGAGATTGAACCCGAGAAGGTAACGTAATAGGATGAATTTTCCAAAGCGCGAGTAGCTTCCAAGTTGATACCCTCCTGCGCCAGGTAGGTAGTCCACCGAGAGATTTCCAGGAATACTAAAGGTAAATACCGGCGTCCACGTCCCTGACACGACGTAAGGGCTAAACAGTCCAATAACGCTGCCGGTTGAGTCGACTTGTGCCGGTGCCCCCGCAGGTGTCAACGGAGGCAACTTTGCAAATGCTGCGGAGACTAAGGCTAATTCCGACCGAAATCTTGCAGACAACGCACTCTCTCCGGTTGACGGATAGCCAGTGTGATTGTAGTAGGGATTTGACATATACCGTGTTTCTTATGACGTTTGATATATAATCGATCCAGAAATATCAACGGTCCCGGCACTTGGGCAATCCGCAATTACGACCTGTACGTCATTGATTCCGACGTTAATTCCCAAAAAAAATGACGAGGAAGTCACTAATGCGCCCATTAGATATGTAGCGTTCGTAACCCCTTGCGCGATTACTGGACCAACGAATTTTGCTCGTCCGTCGAGAAGCCCACCGATTGCTGGATAGGGAAGGGCTCCGACGAGTAGAAGGCCCGCTGCCGTCGTCCAGGTAAAGGAGCTTGTTTTGACACGAAGATTTACAAAGACGAGTTTCCCAATACGAACGACGTTACCTTCTCGATTGGCGTACGTAATCGATAAGTCTCCTGGCGAATTGCATGTAATTGTTGGAGTCCATGTTCCGACAACGCACGGGTCCCCTGCGATTAAGGCGGTACCAGATCCATTTGCTTGCATCAACGCGTTTGCAGTTAGAACCGGGAGGAGATTAAACCCTGCGCTGATTGCATCGAATTCGGCACGAATAGACGCCGAACTTCCGCGCGATCCAACCGAAGGACTGTTGCTTGCGTTATAGTACGGATTTGCCATTAGCGCACTCCTCGACGCATGCTGTAGTGCACGATCAGCGAGTTGATCGAGAAGGCGTAAATATAGTTCGTCGTGGTGGTGAAGGAGAACTGAATATTTTCTCCCGTTCCTGTGAGCTCCACTTCAGTCGGTTGGAGTGTCGAGCCGTCCCACGTAAATTGATCCCAGACAAACGCATCCCACGCCGGAGGGAGTACAAAGTTCGAGGCGTACGAAATCGGTGAGGCCTGCATAATATTCTGTGATCCGTACCCGAGCAAGTAGCCGACGCTGAACGCAGCGTAGAAATTTCCTTGCGTCTCGACCGAGAGACGCCTAAAGCGCTTCAGCATACGCGGCGAGTGCACGTTGTTCCAATTCAACGTCAGGTACGCGTCGAGATTCGCGCCGTCGAACGACGAGCCTCGCTCTTGCTGCATGACGAATCCGCCCGTCGTGGCTCCGAAATAAATTTCCTCATTCCCGGTTGAACGCAACGTGTCCGAGTTCGAGGTACAGAACGGAATATCCGGGTACTGTATCTGCATCGAACCAATGTCTTTCCCATTAATGATCGTGGTAAAGAGCGCAAGGCCGTCGCTGAAGTATAAGCGGTACTGACTCTTGGCACGGCAGAGACCGGAGCATTGGGACTTAGCCCGTTCCGCTTCGATGAACGGGAAGATATTCACGGTCAAACTCGCTTGTGCAAAGTTTCCGTACGCTAAGGTGGTCTGTAGACTGGTGATGCCTGGCGCGTCGAGCACGTAGCTATTGAGCAAATTCTGTCCAGTGTAATGCAGGCCTCCGCTCCCGTACTTATAGACGGTCAGATTGTAGCTCGCGATATCGGTGCCATACAGCACGAAGGTTGTCTGAAGTCCGTAGATAATCATGGAGGACGTAGTCTGCGAACCAGGAGACAAGAGGAACCCTGTGATGGTATCGCCCGTCGCAATTTCTGCGGCTCCTGCTGAGGCAGACCAGTTATAGGGCGTCGCTGTCCCTGATCCAATCCATGAACTCGCGAACGCGCCGACGAGATGCTTCGCGTAAATGATCAAATGCTTCGGCGCGTCGATAGCCGTCCCGGTGGTGATGGGGCAGAGTGTCGTCCCGTCGAACTCGAACATGCGGTTGACGCCGTCGCATCCATAGAGACGCAGTGTACCCGCTTGCCCGAAGAAATTCCCCGTGACAAATTCAAAGTGGCCGCCGACCGTCATCGTGATCGCAGTCTGAACGCCACCGAGCGTCACAGCAATTCCACCCGTCCCCGTTGCGGCTCCTGCGGCAAAGTTGCCTCCTGCACGACCACTGATAATAAAGCGGCCCGTATTCACGCCGCTCGCAATGCTCCCAGTCTGCAACATGACGCGCTTGATCGTAGCCGTGACGCCGCCCTGTGTGAGGGTGGCCCCGTCGACGATCCCGCCTGCGGCGATATTGCTGAAACTCACTTCCTCATTGAACGGGACGTTGACCCATCCGGCTCCCGACGACTTGTAGAGCAAGGTCGTCGTACCACCAGCGTCGTCCCGAAAGGCGTACGTATTATCCACGCCGCCGACTGTGAGCGTCGCGACACCGCGTACCGGTCCGCTTCCCGGAACGGCGGCGATATCGGCACGATAGTTATCTGCGGCCAACGCGAGGTACTGGGCATTCAGGAGCGAGGTAATGATTGCGGTCTGTGCGGTCTGCGTCCCGATGGTCGTCGCCCCAACCTTCACCACTTCCGTTCCGTTATAGGCCCCCGCAACTTTCGTAACGACCATATATGCGGCGGAACCTTGCACCACGGAAAGGATAACGCTGGTTGCGCCTGTGGTATTACCGGTCAGCGTTTGCCCTACGCTTGGGACGTTCGTGAATGAGGAGACTTGGACGATAGCATAGGACGCCGCCGATGGAGCGGGACGCCCGTCGTAGCGTTCATAACCCGCAATGCGTCCGTACCCGCCTGTCGTGGTGATCTCAAAATTCTTCGAGTCGCGGACTACACCAGGGCCAATCTCCAACGTCGGGCTTGTGATGTCCCAACCCTGTTTGAGTTGTACCACCTCGTACAAGACGGGAGGATGGCGAGAGTTATGCGAGACGGACATCGGCATGATTAGGCGAGCGCTCCACCGACTTGGATTTCCGGAAGGCGGTCTGCGGTAATGCGACGAATCATTTTATTGTATTCTTTTTCACCACGATTATAGACTTCTGCGGCGTTCTCAAACGCGCCGTAGGACATCATCGCGTGATAGACGATCAGCATATTCCAATAGGTCGGAATGCCGCCTTGAATACCGGACGCGCCGATGGAGGCTGCGACGGACGCAGGGGTATCCGTATCGTTGAGCATAGGCTGAGGGGCGATGAAGTAGTCGCCGAGGATGGTGTACCCGTTGTCGGCAATCGGCCCGAGGACAATGGATTTATCCGGAGCAATCGCCACGACATAGGGACGTGTGCGTTGATTTCGAAGGGCTCCAATCAGGAAGGCGTCGCGCCATCTATCGTAGTGCGTTTGTTCGAGATAGGTCTCACCCGTAATCCCTGCCGAAGTCAAATAATTCCGGAAGGTGTCACGAATCCACAGGGAATGGGTCGCAGCCGTGAGACCACAATCGACAAGACTGTAGGCCGTCTTTGCCGTGTTGGTCGTCCACGTGGCGGTCGCACGGAAAAAGTCCCAATCCTGGTGCGAGCCTTGAATCTCTAACCACGCACTGGAGACCCAAGTGACAATACGATTGGCTTCCCCTACCTGGCCTGCGACGGTGGAAAGCGGATTGCCAGCGACGCCGCATTCAAGTTGGACGCGCTGGCAGAGATCGAGGAATGTCAGAGGGTTCGCGACGGACATAGACCCTCACGTTGGGCAGTTAGGAGTTGGCGCGCACCAGCAGTTCGATCCACTCGGCACCACGAGGATCTTTATCTTCGAGGACGCTGAAGGAAAGAGCAGAGGTTGTGGACCGTTCGACGAAGTTCTCAGGATCTTCATTATCCCGCTGAATGACGTTCGTCTCGATGCTGTCTTTCTTGGCACGGGCGAGCACGGTGACGTATTTTCGTTTGGTGTAGAAGGAGATTCCGCGCGGGAAGTACCCCATCGGTACCCATCCGTTCTTGAATAAAATCTCTCCTGGAATGCTGTTGATCGCGATGTAATCGGTCGCGCGCCCTTGACTCTTCTCACCACCTTTATGGATTAAGATCTTGATTGGCTGTTCGTTGAACGCGAGTTCGTCCAACTGATTCTTTGGCAACGGCCCTTCGGCCAACACGATATTGGAATCGCGAACGATCTCTTCGGTAATGGCGGGCATCTTCAATGCCGCGCGCTGATTCGGCTTGAACTCGCGCGTATCGAGCTCGCGCTTGATCCGTACGGCCTTACGAGGTGCTTCGGCGGTAGCTAACGACATGAACCCTCCGCATGCTGTGGGGCCGCCCGAAGGCGACCCCGGTTAAGACACGGACCCTTAGGCGACGACCAATCGGTCTGGGAGCGTCGCGAGATTGGCGACGGAGATGCCAATACCCGATACGTTCCAGTTATTGGTCCCAAACAACCAGCCCGCTGCCGACGCCGCGTTCTTCGCCTTAATGACGGAGTACGCGAACGGAATGAACGAATCCGGAACTGCCGGAAAGTTCGGTGGCTGCCAGGTGAAATTGTCCTGGGCATCCAGCGCGACGAGGTTGCTCTGCGCCACAGCCATCGTGGACCCGTCGTTCTTAATCAACCAGAGGAACACGCACCCTTGCCCTGGGGCATTGGCAACGGACCCTCCGCCGATCAAGGCGTTAAACGCTTTGCCCGTGACGATGTCTGTGGTCGCACTCGCGCCACCAGCCACGGCACCAACCGACTTCAGAATCGACCGAAACGAGGCGACGAACGCGCTCGTGCTGAAGGTCGTCGCGGCTCCCGACAAACCCGTCAGCAACGGATTGGTCATCACCTGATCGACGCCCGGAGTGGAATACTTGTCTGACATGATCGTCTCCTTGTTTCGTCGTGCGGAGAATAGCGAGGCTACTCTCCGCACGACGCCTTGTCTTTTATGCGGTCAAGATGGAATGCCACTGACCGACGTTGATACATTCAAACTGCATCGTCTTGTTCGCGGCCAGCGCAATCGCTGTGTTCGCGGCCAAGGCGTTGATCGCGTCCCCCGTTGCCGGGAAAATATTCATGGAGTTCGCGGCGGCGGCGTTAACCACCGTCATGCTCATTCCGGGAATCGCGACAGGAAGCGTCACCGAATCTGCGGCTACCGCAACCGTGGTAACACGGGCGTTACGATAGTTGAGATTCAATCCCGCTTGCCCACCTCCAGAAAATGCCGTCAGACCGTTATCACACGCCCCGGCTGGGAACAAGGTGATCTGCCCGTTCATATACTGGAAGCCAATCAGATCCCCAAACGTGTCCACAATGAAGGACAAGTTTGGAAGGACCGGGGTCACTTTCGCGTTGAGAGGAATCGTATTACCTGCCATCGTGAGGTCTCCTATTCCTTTCTCACTTACGCGAGGTTCTTGATCCCGACGTTGCCGACTGCCATCCACCCGTTGTTTTCAACGAGGGCGGCCTTCCACCAGATCGTACCCGCATATCCCCTCTGGCCGAACGGATCGGACTTGCTGATCTGTCCAGGAGGAAGGTAAGTCGGAGCCAGGGACTCTTTGCCTCGGACGGCAATCTGAGACCAGGCGTCCTGCGCGCACACGATGAACTGATACACGTCGACGTTTGAGCCTGACGCACTCTGCAAGTTCGTCGACCCAACCGCCGCACCCGCGTCGCGCAAGGAGACAAGCTCCGGCGAGGTGATGAAGCGGAAGCGTTCGCACTTGCCGATCTCGTGCATCATCGGCTTTCCTGACGCATACTTCTCAATCGGCACAAACCCAGGAAGATCCCGGATGTCCGGTTCCGCGTCCGTGTGGATGTAGACCGTGAAGCCTTGCGACACGGCATCGGTGCCGTAGTTATTCGAGGCCCCCAGCATGCTGTTCACGGGTTTTGCGTGATTCGCTTGCAGGCCCTTCGCAATTTTGCGAAGCATCCCCAACGTAAGCGGACCGTTAACGGTCGCCACCGTGGTGCCTGTCCCGGCGAAGAATTGATTGGTGCACGCCTTCAGGACGCCGTAGATGATCAGCTCGTTGACGAGTGTCACGCGCTCACCGACCTGACGGATCATTTCCTTCGGGATATCGTCCTCGTAGAGGTCGTACGTCTTGTCCGTGAAGCCGTACAAGCAAGAATATTGCTGTACCACGACCTGCACGTCCATGGGCACGATGCTCTCCGGTGGAGGCGTCACGCCTTCCGTCGTCAGATGCGCCTGCACGATCACGTTCCCTCGATCACCGGTCGCGGCTGGGAAGAAGGTGTTCTGCGTGCTGGCATTGGTGCTCAAGGCACCGAACGGGAGGAACCGGCGAGCAACATACGTATCGCTGTTGTTCTTCGGCATCTTAACCTGGCGGCCTTCTTTGCTCAGCACTTCCATCGGGACAGCGTGACTCAGAATTTCGCCCTTATACTTATTCAACCGCCCAGGGGTGAGCGGAAACGTCTGCATCGAAACTGGCATGATTTACTCCTTAGGTATTTCCGGTTTTGAACCCGAGATCGAATTGTTCGTCGTCGGATAACACGGTCTCCCGTGCCGCCGAACTCTTTTTTGTGACGGCCTCTGAGAGGCGTTCTTTTCTGGTATCGACAGCGGTCTTGGCTTTCGGCTGTGCCGCAAGACGTTCGTTGTAATCGGTAAATTTATCAATCGACCGCGCAACGACTAAAGGATTCCACGTCTCCAGCACTTGCTTCTGATACGCGGCGGGCTGCGTCTGCACCCACGCTCTCCATGGACTCTTTACCGGAGCATTCGGATCTCCGACAATTTCTCTCCAGTCTGGATAGAACTCCTCAATCGTCTTGAACGCCTGAGCTTTCTCCCGTTCCGGTTGCGTCTCCGTTAACCGCTGATCGACCGCTTTCGTGACTTCAGACAGATCGAAAGTTTGAGATGGGGCACCTTTGACTTTGACTCGGCTCATCACACGGGTCAAAACTGGAATCAGCTTCTCAGACAGATCCTCGAAACCCGCGTCCGAGAGTTCCTTGAAATCCGCTTTCGAGAGCGTAATGGGTTCGGTCGACGCCACAGTCGAATTTTGCAATTCTTTCAGCGTACGTTCGAGACCGCCCATCTTTCCAAACGCAGAGCCGAACTGTTTTTCCATCGAGCCTTTGATCTCTGCCACCAGATTTTGATTGGCGATCAGATTCGTCAATTGCTCTTTGGTCAGCGTAGCAAGTTCCGGTTCCACAATCTTCGTGGGAGCCGTCTCTTCCGTCGCCGTATTCGGCACCGTCTTCGGTGTTGAATCTGCGTCCGGCGCAGTCACGGTGCCTTTGAACCCGGCGTCGAATTCCGCGTCGAGCTCGGCATCGAGTTCTTCAGCGGCCTTCGCTTCGGCGTCGGCATGTTCCTGCGCGAGTCTTGCTTCTTCGGCTTTCTCTGCGTCCAATTCTGGCATCCACCCCTCCTCTCGCTGGCATTACTGTGAGCGAGTTACGTTGCGCCGTGTAGGTCGCCCTAGGCGGCATTAAAATTGCCCGAGAACAGGCTCCTCTTGGAAAGGGGGCTCGTCCCCTGCAATAAGTATACCACGGACTTCGGCGAGCCTCCCACGTAGGCGATTGGTCTCGTCGAAGTCCTTGGTCTTCTCTAAGTCCGTACGAAGATCTTCAATCCGAGTCCGTAAGGATTCTGCAATCCTGTACCACACCTCTGATTGCCGGTCGTGTTGGTTCAATGCAATCATTTCTGGCTAAACGCCTTTCCTTTTTTCGCTCGGCCCGGAACTTGCACAGGAGGGGCGAGCGCGCTCGTCGCAGACAATTTATCTCCACCGGACGGCGTGTGGTGCATATGGAGATCCTTGACGTGTTCTGCGGCAGCCAGCTCT